CTGTTGCTGAAGACGACATGTATAATGAACTAGTCACAACTAATGAATATTCGGTCATTCACCATGTTGATGAAATGGACCTTTCAAAAGCAAATTATCCTTTAATTTATTTGAACGATAGATCAACAAAAATTATTGATATGATTAAGGTCATTGAAAATGCAAAGGAAGTTCATCTATATGATAGTCTTTATGGAATACTTTGCTACTTCTTATATTTCTCAGGAAACCTAAAAGGTCCTCAGTTCCATCTTCACAAATATGCTAGAATGAAGATACCTAAATTCTTTAACTATGCGAAAATGGAAGAATCTGGAGAATGGATTGTTTATGAATAAAATACATTATTGGAATTCTGGAAGAACAAAACAAATCAAAGAAAGAGATGAAAATGGTAGAGATATTGAAGTTGCTTACTTCTTTTCCTGTCAGTTTACTGGACTCTCAAAGCATTATCCTCAACCATTAATTTATTCACATCAGACTCATAAACTACACCTCCCAACCAAAGAGATGTTTATGTCTCTTGGTCGGGGAACAGTTTATGAAGAAACCATGGAATATGATGTAGAACATCCATTTGACTTTAAGAACTTCTTCTCAGTTCCTGTGTTTTACTTTGTGTATAATATGGCAAACTACTATCATTTTATCTATGATACTTTGCCTTATCTTTATTCGTACTTCAATGAAAAGGAGATTAATACAGATCTGAAACTTCTTGTAAGTCCACCAGAGGGTAGAGATGACTTGTATCCCTTCGTCTGGGAGTGCCTGGAACTCCTAGGAATAGGTCCAAATGATGTGGTGTTTCTAAACCAAGAAACTCTATATGACACGGTTGTAGTGGGTTCTTCGTTGACTCATAATGGTCTTTCAAATACTTCACCACATTCTGGGGTATTTGATATTATCCACCGTATGAAAGGTAAGTATCAGGGGCCAGAGAAGATCTATGTATCCCGCAGAACCTGGTTACATAATAACTTTGAAAACATTGGCACCAACTATACAGAACGCCGCCGTTGTGTAAATGAGGATGAAGTAGTAGAACTATTCAAGTCTTATGGATATGAGGAGGTCTTCTGTGAAAATATGACGATGAAAGAGAAGATTGGATTGTTTAACTCAGCAAAGCATGTTGCCGGTCCTATTGGTGGTGGTATGTGTAATGTAATCTTCTCACCACAAAAAACAAAGGTTATTTCAATAAATAGTCCATTATTTTTTGATGTGAATACTCGCTTTGAGTATTCTATGATGCATACACAACTTCACCATTTCAATCATACTGAGTTTGTAGAAAAGGTGGAAGAAACTGTTGACAGTGATAGTGCTCTTTCTATTTCTGGTGGTTTAAACTCACCTTGGAAAGTAAATCTAAATACTCTAGAAACTTTTATTAAAGATGTCTGAAATACTAGAACTGGCAAGAGAGATTAGTGATTACACCATTTGTGGTGAAGGAAATGTTTCTGTAAGAGTAGATGAAAATACCTTTTTAATCAAGGCAAGTGGTACAAGTCTTCACACACTATCAGAAGAATACCTGACATTGTGCAATACAAATGGTGCTCAGATAGAACTTCTCCATAAGAAACCAAGCATTGAAACTTCATTCCATGCCTGGATTATGAAGACATTTACTGATATTAATTTTATCGCACATACTCATCCTCCACATACAACCAAGATTCTTTGTTCGGAATCAATCTATGATTTTGCAGAACACAGATTGTTCCCCGATCAGATTGTGAGAAATGGAATTAAGTCCTGTGTTGTTCCTTATGCTCCTCCTGGCGAATCAATTTTAAAGTTAGTTGATAAGCATGTATCAAAGTTTGTGGATGATCAGGGGTATTTTCCTAAGTTGATTCTTCTACAAAATCATGGTATAATTTCAGCATCTGCATCTAAAAAAGATTGCTCAGCTTCTACTCTAATGTGTGAAAAATCCGCAGATATTTTTATTGGAGCAAAACTTTTGGGAGAAGTTAAGTTCTTGACCGAACAAGAAGTTGCTGAGGTTGATGGATGTCCAAATGAAAACTATAGAAGAGATATGTACCAATGAAAGTGATTTATGTTGATATTGATGAAACCATTTGTCACAGAGAAACATCTGTTGATTTTGGAACCACTCATGACTATTCAAAGGCAAAACCTATTCTGGAAAATATAGAAAAAATTAATAAACTTTATGATGAAGGACATACTATTGTTTATTGGACTGCTCGTGGATCTAGAAAACAAATAGATTGGACTGAACTAACCAGACAGCAACTCACAGAATGGGGTGCAAAGTATCATGAACTGAGAACAGATAAACCATTTTATGATTTGTTTATTGAAGATAAATCGTTGAGGATTGAAGAACTATGAAAATTATTTCTCATCGCGGTAATATTCGTGGACCAGTGCCGAATAAAGAGAATCGTCCAAGTTATATTGATTGTGCGATTGGTAGTGGGTATGATGTAGAAATTGATGTTCGTTCAATTAATGATGAACTTTGGTTGGGACATGATGAATCTCAATATAAAATTGATCATAACTGGTTAGATAAGCGTAGAGATTACCTTTGGTTGCATTGTAAAAATATTGAAGCGGCAGTTGAATGTTGGGCATATCATTCTTTCTGCCATACTAATGACCCCTTTACTTACACGACAACTGGAAAGATCTGGTTGCACGATCTTTCAATGAAGATTGGTGATAATACTATTATTCCACTCATTACTGAAAATGAGATTCTTAGTTTAACTAACACTTCCGTTTTTAATAATTCTTTTGGTGTTTGTACTGATTATCCTGCCTTTGTATGAAAACCATATTTGTAAGACATTATGATGCTTTTGGGGATTGGGTAAGTATAAATGGTCTAGTTCGTTATTTAATTCAACATTATCATTATAAAAAAGTCTATCTTGTTTTGGAATATAATGAGACTCGTAAAAACTTTGTAGAATTATTGTATGGAGATAATCCAAAAATATCTACAATAATGGATCATGAGTTTGAGAGCATATGCACCAATGAAGATGTAATTGATACCCGAGTTAATGAATATTATTCTAGAGTTGGTAGTGGTAATTATTGGAGTAATCATAATCCCTTAGAAGACTATAAACATATCGGACCAACATCAAATTCTGATAATTTCTATATCAAACTTGGTATCAATTCAGAAGTTAAAAATAAATATTTCTTTTTTTCTAGAAAAGTAGATCTTGAAGAAAAACTTTTTGATAGTTTAAACCTAACTGAACCATATTCAGTCATATGTGACTATGATGAAAACCTTATAGATAGGAAGTATTTAAAACATTCTAAGGTTGTCAATCTTCATAATATTTCACCAAATTTGGTGGATGTATTGAAGATACTAGAAAATTCTGATGATATTCATCTTATCGAGAACACAGTATCTTTATTTGTTTATCATATGCAAGCAGCATTTTTATTGAAAAACTTTAAAGTTAATTTACATGCATATGCAAGAAAAGAAACACATCGCAAATGTGTTGGTTCTGAATGCAATAATATATTTTTAAATATGTTACTTTTACCTAAACTTGAAAATTGGAAATTTATATGGAACTAAAACCTTGGGGTTCGTACACCAATCTTTTAGATATTGAGTATACGAAAGTTAAAAAAATTGTTATTAAACCTGGTGAATCACCTAGTTATCAATATCACTTCAAAAGAAGTGAAGTTTGGATTATTGTGAAGGGTCAAGCAGAAGTTAAAATAGATTGTGTTTTAATGCAACATTCTGTTGGTGATATTATTCGTATCCCAAAAAAAACAGCACATCAAGTAACTAATATTGGCGAAGATGAATTGGTTTTTATAGAAGTTCAACTTGGTGAATATTTTGGTGAAGATGATATTGTGAGGTTAGAGGATAAGTATGGTAGAGTATAAGGTTCTTTTAACAACAAGTGGACTTGGCTCTAGACTTGGAAACTTAACTAAGTTTACTAATAAAAGTTTGGTTCGTGTTGGTGATAAACCAGTGATTTCTCATATCATTGAGACCTATACAAAAAATATTGAATTTGTTGTAACACTGGGGCACTATGGGTCTCATGTAAAGCAGTATTTGACTTTGGCACATTCAGATCGTAATATTACCTTTGTGGAGGTAGACAACTATATGGGTGAAGGGAGTAGTTTACTTTACTCTATATCTTTGTGTGAGGAACATCTGCAGTGCCCATTTGTTTTTCATGCTTGCGATACACTTCTTCCAAAAAATTATATTGCCGAGGTTGATTTTACATCTAATTGGTCCGTTGGTGGAGTTGGAGATAATAGTCAGTCATATAGAACTCTCAATTGTTTAAATAGGAAAATTTCATCCATTAATGAAAAAGGTGAGCAAAACTTTGATTATGTTTATGTTGGAGTTTCTGGTTTTTATGATTATGAAATTTTCTGGAACACTTGTAAAAATATTCTTAAAACAGTCAATACCAGTGATCTGAGTGATTGTCATGTCATTTGTAAAATGAATGATTTTTCAGTTATCTCTATTGGTGATTGGTATGATATTGGAAATATTGACGCACTCAAAAGAACTCGTTCAAAAATAAAAGCAACAATACAAGTTCTTGATAAGGAAGATGAAAATATTTTTATCCTAAATGATTTTGTAATTAAGTTTTTTCATAATAAAAAGATTTGTTATGATAGAGTTCTTAGAAGTACTAGTTTGGGTGGTTTGACTCCTAAACTTTTAGATAGCACCGAAAACTTCTATAAGTATGAATATGTTGTGGCAGATTTATTATCTGATGTTGTAAATCGTATTAAGTTTTTGGAGTTATTGCAGTGGGCAAAAGAAAATCTTTGGGTTTCTAAAGAGCAAGAAAACTTTTATGATAATGCTTTATCTTTTTATAAAGATAAAACTTTACTGAGAATTGAAAAATTTTTAGATAAGCATAACTTATTGGATGAGGTTAATTATATTAATGGTGTTGAAGTTCCTAAGATTAAAGATCTAATTACACAAATAAATTTTGAAGACATTATAGGCAAAGAACCTACTGGGTTTCATGGTGATTTTATTCTAGATAATATATTAATCTCAGATACATTTACATTAATTGATTGGAGACAAGACTTTAATGGTATAATTGAATCTGGTGATATGAATTATGATCTTGCTAAGTTAAATCATAACTTGGTATTGAATCATGATATGTTATATCATGATTATTTTAAAATTGATTTTTCTAAAGGAATCGAGTGTGATGTTCATGTTAAAAAATCTTTAATAGACTGTAAGAGTATTCTTAAAGAATTTTGTGAAGAAAATGGTATAAATTTTAATAATATTGAAATACTTACTGCTTTAATTTGGATTAACATGTCTCCTCTACACGAACATCCACTTGATATGTTTTTATATTATTTTGGAAAGTACAATTTGTTTTTAGCGTTATCTGAATGATATTCCCAAAATATTATATTGGACCTATGAGTAAAAATGTAGTTGATTGTGTAATTAAGCATGGTCAAAAATATCCTATTGGTCTTATTCCATCAAGACGACAGGTAGATTATTGTGGTGGATATGTAAGCAACTGGGATACTAAAACATTTTCTGAATATTTGAAAAATAAGAAAGTATTGCTATGTAGAGATCATGGTGGGCCAAAACAAGGTTTAAATGAAGATGATGGTATTGACTCTTTCTTGAATGACTGTGAAAAATTGCAATTAATTCATATTGATCCATTTAAAGATTCTACCTCTGTTTATGAGGCGGCAGAAAAAACAGTTTATTTCATAAAACTTTGTTTTATGAAAAATCCAAATGTACTTTATGAAGTTGGGACTGAGGAAGCAATTTTTAAGTATGAACCAGAACATTTGAGTTGGTTTCTGACTTACGTGAAAGAGCATCTTTATGAGCAAGAATACGCTCAAATTAAATATGCTGTTGTTCAGTCCGGGACACAATTGGATTTATCTACAAGAACAAATACTGGAAACTTTAATAATAGAAGACTTTTGAATTTTATTGAAGTAGTAAAAAACTTTGGATTAATGTCTAAGGAACATAATGGGGATTATTTAATTGATTCTTTTGATGTTGAGACTCGTTATGCTTCCGGTCTAGATGCCATCAATATTGCACCAGAATTTGGGCAAATAGAGTCTGAGTTTTATTTGGAACAGTGTAAAGGAACTTTTCTATTTGATGTTCTTTATGAAATATGCTATACTTCTGGAAAGTGGCAAAAATGGATTCCAGATGTTCATAGGGTAACCAAAGAACAGATTATTATTACATGTTGCCATTATGTTTTATCAGATAGTAATTTTGAAAAAAAAGTAAAAATACATTTTCCAAACGCTGATAAATTAATACAAACTAGAATTATTTCTAAATTAAAATTATTAAATGAACAAACAAAAAATTATTGCATTTGATTTAGATGATGTTATTTGTTTTAGACCAACGGGATATGAAGATCTTGGTCCAGAAAAATATTCATATTGTCAACCATACAAAGAAACAATACAACTAGTTAATTCTCTATATGATGATGGATATAAAATCATCATATATACTGCAAGAGGAATGAGTCAATTTTCTGGAAATATTGTTGAGATATATAGTAAGTTATATAACCAAACTAACGATCAACTTAAATCTTGGGAAGTAAAATATCATCAACTTGTTATGGGGAAAATTCATTATGATATTCTGATAGATGATAAATCTTTAAATTCCTATGATATTAATAAAGAAGACATTATTAAATTTTTAAAATGAAATATGACATTGTAATATCAATAAATGTTCATGAAAATCCAGAATATTTATTGGAACAAATAAAAAACATTAATAAATTTGTTCTTTTAAAGAAAAGAATAATACTCAATTGTAATGATTTTATGTTTGAGCATATGAAAAATATTTCAATACCAGATGTTGAAGTTTTTCCTGAATCATTAAATAAAAAAACATTTCATGGATCTTTGGTACATGGAATTGCTTGCAATATGTCCCATGCTTTAAATAATTATGAATTTGATTATTTTTTGGTAATGTCTTCGAGAGATGTTTTTTATAAGGTTTTGGATGATATTTCACAAATCGAAAATCATGTCATCAATCAAAAAAATGTACAAGTTGATCATGTAGATTTTGGTATGCCAAATTTTTATGAATCTGGACATTATTGTCAAGTTCATGGTGATCACATTCCCTGGCAAAATTCCAAATATCTTCCATTTAATGATCACTTAGATCGAGTAAACATTTGGTGGTGGCCAAAATTTAGTCAAACTAAACTATATCAACACATTAAAAATAATAATATGAGTTTTGCTCATTCTATGCATGAGGGGGCATGTTTTAGATATGATGGGTGTGAATATATTATGGACTTCTTCCAGAAAAATGAAGATATTATGTATGAACTTTTTGATTTTGGTGGATGTGTAGAAGAGTTTGCATTACAATCTATTGCTAGTAATTGTAAAGGATTTTATTATATTGGTAATGGGTGTGATACTAAGTCTGGTGATGATTATAATGATTATAACTTGGAAAAATTAGACCCAACAAAATTTATTTACAAGAGAAAAAGATGAAAACTTATCTTAATAATATTCTTTCTTAAATTTTAATATGAATAACATAACCCTGGCGATACCAGTTTACAACACATCATCTTACTTTGAGCAGGCAGTTGAATATGCTTTGAGTAGCAATTTTGTCAAAGAAATAGTTGTAAGTGATGATTGTTCCCGAGATGATGAATGGGAAAAACTTAATAAAATAGTAAGTACTCTGAATACCGATAAAATAAAAATATTCAGAAACCAAGTAAATCTTGGTGGATTTAGAAATAAGTACATAGCAGTTAAAAATTCTAGTTGTGATTGGGTTTATCTTTTGGATAGTGATAATCATCCAACTAAAGATACTCTTAATGTTATTGAATCTATTGAAAATCCAGATCCTGATATTTGTTATGTACCACAAAAACTTTTTATCTATAGTGATGATGGGTATAGAGATGAAAAAATTTATAATTTTAAATATGATAAAATTGGTATAGATGAAGCACAGGATGCTTTGATTAAAAAAACCCAATATTTTGATTGGTTTTTAAATACTGGCAATTTCGTATTTAATAGAGAAAAATATTTAGAAAAACTCAAATTTGGATTTGAAAATCTTAATGAACCATCTTATGCCTGTAGCGTTGCTTTTGCTTACCATTGGATGAATAATGGTGGATATTGTAAAGTAACTCAGGGAATGGAATATTATCATCGTTGTAGACCTGATAGTTATTGGAATGCTTGTGGAGATAATTCAAAAATATCCACTACATATTATGAACAAAAAATAATTAATTTGTCATGATTACAGTAGCGATACCATATTATAATTGTGAAAAATATTTGGAACAAGCTTTAGAAATTCCACTGAGTTCTGATTTTGTATCTGAAATTATTATTCATGATGATTGTTCTGATAATAAAATAGAATCAACACATCCAAAAATAAAGGTTTATAGAAATGAAACAAATGTAGGTGCATTTAAAAATAAGTATCTTGCTGTTTCAAAATCTACAAATGAGTGGGTTTACTTATTGGATAGTGATAATTATTTTTTTGAGAACTCTTTGGAAATAGTAAAAAACATTAACGCCCAAAGAGGTAAATATTATTCACCATCCCAACTTCATTTAGTAGATGATGGATTAGATCCTAAATTGGATGGAAAAATTGTTAAGTATGATTTCAGATCTGTTGATTCCAATGAAGCAAAGGAATTATTGAAATCTGAATTTTGGGAAGAATTTTGTTGGTTTATTAATACTGGCAATTTTTTTGTTCACCGTGATGATTATATTCAATCTATGAAAGATGTTTATGAGGATTCAAACTATCCATATTTTGAAGCGGATGCGATAGTATTTTGTTATAATTGGTTAAAAAAAAGAAATTCTATTGAAATAATTGAAAATTTATGTTATAATCATAGGGTAAGGAGTAATAGTTATTCTCATTCTGTTGGAAATAGGAATACAAACTCATTAGAATATCACAAAAATTTAATGGCACAATTATGATTCGAATTATTGATGTACCACAGGAATTTCTTCCAGAAATGCCTGTACAATATCCTCCTCATCAAGGAAATAATCCTATGATCGAGGAGAGAGCATATTCTTTTTTCTCTACAAAAAAAGAATTGGAGTCGGATTATATTTACATTCCTATTCAATGGACTTCATGGCATGTTAATCCTGGTGGTGAATACGGACAGAACACTCAACCATTGACTGAATATTGTAATCAACTTACAGAAAAACATCCGAATGAGAAGTTTTTCACTGTAGTTCAATATGATGGTGGGACATTGGTTCCTATTGATAACTGTACTATTTTTGCATCATCTGGAGGATTTAATTCTCCTCTTGGTAAGAACTCTTCCTATGAACCTATTCCACTTCTTTGCGATCCTCACAACGGCGCTCCAAATTCAATACGGGAGTATAAAGTTGGATATGCAGGTAGAGATACTCATCCTCTTAGGGTTAAAATGAATCAAGTTTTATCTCATTTACCTCAGTATAAGTTTGCTTTAAATATTGATCACAATAGAACTGGGGTTTTTCGTGACATTCTATATAAATCAGTATTTGCACTCTCTCCAAGAGGATTTGGACCTGCCTCATTTAGAATGTATGAAGCAATTCAAATGCAATGCGTTCCCATTTATATTAGTGATGAGTTTTGGCTTCCCTTTACAGAATATATTGAATGGGATAAAATGTGTCTATTAATCAAAGAAAATGAAATTCAAACTATTCCAGAAAAAGTTGATGCTTTGTTGGAAAGTGGTCAATATCAAGATATGGTTGATTATGGACAAGAAATGTATGAAAAACACTTAACCTGGGATGGTTGCCTTAATACAATTGCGAGGATAGTATGCTGATTAATTTTACAAGTTTATATAAAAAATACAATATGAACATTAAAGGAATTGTTCATATTGGTGCTCATTATGGTGAAGAAGTACAAGAGTATGTGAATAATGGGATTCAAAATATCACTTTATTTGAACCACTTTCAAATAACTTTGATGTTCTTGCTGAACGTTTGCAAAACATTAATGCTGATATTCGGGGACATCAAGTAGCTCTGGGTAGCAAAAAAGGTAATGCAATAATGTACTTGAGCAGTAATCATGGGGAAAGTAGTTCAATTTTAAAACCCAAGGAACATTTGGAGCATCATCCCGATGTGACTTTTAATGGTACTGAAGAAG